TAATATATATATAGGACCGAGTGGAGATTTTGGAGGTGCTTATACATGGTTTTATGATCCAGATACTTCTATACAAAACCCATCAGCTGATCTTATGAGAATTAATGTTGGGGGTGATACACTTGCAGAGTTTAGAGAGTCCGGGGGGTCATATTTTACAGGTATAAATCAAGCTTATAATGGTTCATATAATTTCATAGTTGCCGGAAGTGTTGCTAAAACAACTGCAGGTACAGTATGGACATCAACTTCAGATGATAGATTAAAACAAGATATAGCCTCAATTACTAATGCAACTGATGTCTTAAAAACATTAAATCCTGTTGAATATAACTGGAAAGATGAGTGGAAAGATGCAGAAGCATCTATACCCAATCATAAAGTACATGGATTTTTAGCTAGTGAATACGAAGATACTTTTTCTGATTTCGTAGACACTACAGATATGAAACTAATTAAAAGAACAGATGATAGTTATAGACAATCAAATGAAGTAGAAGAAGATGAAACAATTATCTATGACAATATTAAATTTATAAATACTGACTCATTAGTACCGCATTTAGTTGCGGCAATAAAAGAACTAGATGCTAGAATAGCTAGCTTAGAAGGAGGATAAAATGCCAGATGTAACAGTGTCTTTTACAGACGCACAATGGACAAGAATAGTAGCAGCATCATCATCTATAAAAAGAGTTGATGAAAATGGAGATGTAGATGCAGATTATTTATCTGAAAAATTTAAAAAGTTAATAACTGATCAGGTTACAGATCATGAAAGAAGAGAAGCATCAATTGATGACTTTTAAATGAAGCTTGCCGCTAAAATAATAAAGAAAAGACTTCAAAATCCTTTTATGACAACCAATCAACTTGCAAAAGAAATTAATGCTTCTGTAGGTTGGGTTCATGAAGTTTTAAAAAATGCAGATTTACAGACAAACCCACCAAGAAAATTAAAGAGTCAGAAGAGTTGTCCACAATGCAATACGGTTTTCGTTAAAAGACGTAAATTTTGTAGTGAAAAATGTAAATATAATTATCAATATCCGTTATTAAAATGTGATTATTGTCAAAATTTGTTCAGAAGATCACGACATGAAATATTCCAATCAGGAAAAAAAGGTTCTAAACATGCTTATTGTGATTTAAAATGTTGGAATAGAGCGAGGTCAGAATAATAAAATAGCTTGACAAATTCAAGTTATATGATATAATTAAGTAAAAGGGTAAAACTATACCCTATTAAACTAAATATAGGAGGAAATATGGCATTGGCATATACAACAAACCGTACAGATCCATTTAATATTTTTGGAGATTTTTTGAACAGAGAATGGTCAGCTTCAAGGGCTACCGTAAAATATCCGCTAGATATTGTGGAATCTAAAGATGCATATAAAGTTAAGATTTCTTTACCCGGTGTGGAAAAAGGTAATCTTTCAGTTACTATAGATAAAGACATTCTAGTTATAGAAGCTAAGGATGTAGCAGCTGAAAACGAAGAAGAGAAAGGTACATATATTTATAAAGGTATTAGAACAGGATCTTACAAGAGAGAAATCTCTGTAAAAGATTATGGTGTAGATAGTAAAAAAGTTACTTCAGTCTACAAGAATGGCATTTTAACAATTAACATGCCTAAGACGAAGGAGGCAAAACCACAGGTTATTACCGTGGCTATGGATGGATAATGGAGATAAATGATGAATTAATTAGGCAATGGGAACCTAAAATTCATAAAATGCTTCAAACAACATATGTACGTGGGTATGATAGAGAGGATTTAGCACAAGAACTTAGAATGGCTATTATGAAAGCCGCTAAGGCATTTAATCCTAATAGAGGAACTATCTTTCATACCTACTTACATACCACTATGGTGAATGCAATTAGAACACTAATTACTAAAGCACAAAGAAAACCAATTACTGTTAGTTATAATGAAAATTTTTATGATAATGAATCGAATTCATTACCTGAAATAATAAGCAAAGCAATATCTCATTCTGATGTAGAAGAATGGGAGACATTAGAATTAAAAGATCAATTAAACAAATTTAATTTAACTGATCAAGAGAAAAGATTTATAGAATTAAGATTAGAAGGTTGGACAATGGACGAAATTTCTGAAGATTTAACTAAATCTTCATATAGAATTCGCCAAAAGTTAAGAGTTAAAGTGGAGACAATATTTTATGGTGAAGAAACCGAAGAAGAAAAGTCTATATAATTCAAAAGATTTATTTGAAGAATTTAAAGCACTATATTCTAGAAAACATAAACAAGAATATGAACCTAAGAATTTTATTGGGAATGAATTAAGATCCCTAAAACTTCTTTTAGATAAATATTCTACATATGAGATTCTATCAGCTATGTATAATTTCATAGTTAGGAATGGTAGTGGTATTTCTGTTAATTATTTTACTAATGGGATTAAGTATTATCTTACTGATCATGATCCTAAATTATATTGGTCAATTATGTCTTCTCCTAACCCCTCAGTTAAAAAGAAATGGAGAGCTTTTACTATTTTAAATTCAAAATGGTTGCCTACTGCAACTGATCAAAAGCGTCTTGCTTCTCTTGAAAAAGAATTACAGGAAATTTTTAATGAAGCGTAAAAGACAAGGTGGGTTGTTCAAGGGGGTTGACAAATCCAATTCTTATGATAAAATTAATATAGAGAATAATATTAATAATTATAGAATTATAAGTATACATAATAAGACTAAGAAAGTAATGACAATAGATACAACGAATAACTTAGAAAGTGCAAAATTAATAGCAGACAAAGTAGCTGATAACAATGATGTAAAATGTTATGTCCATACTGATTCTAACCGAGTACTATATATAGCAGAGGAGTAGAATGCAAAGTTATGAATACATTGAATCTGGCATAATTTTAAATCTAGATAATAAAGAAGCATTAAAAAAATTCAAACATCCAGTAAAAGATTTCGCTAAACACGGAGATGCTTTTAAATTCATTAATAAACATTTTGATGATTATGGAACATTTCCTTCATCTGATACTTTAGTTGAAAATTTTCCTACCATTGATCCAACTGCTAATAGCCTCAATTTAGATTATGCAATTGATTCATTTAAAGATCAAGTTTTATTTAGAAACATTGTTGCTGCATTTCAGTCTAATAAAGAATTATTAAAAGAAACCCCTAAAAAAGCTTTATCTCACATTCAATCTAGTTTAAATGATATCGAAGTTACTTATGATGAAGATGTTATTTCCTATGAAACAGATGCAGAGAATAGATTTTCAGAGTGGGAAGGTAGAAGTAAAAAACGAAAAATGGGCGAAGGTATAATGGGTATACCTACACCATTTAAATCATTGAATAATACAGGTGTTGGTTGGATGCCGGGAGAGTTAATTGCTCTGTTTGCTAGACCTACAGTTGGTAAAACATGGATGTGTATTCAAGTCGCAGCTACTGCTATGATGAATGGACATAAAACCCTTTTAATTTCAACAGAAATGCCTGTAAGTGCTATTAGTTTAAGAGCAGATGTAGTTTTAGCTAAGATGATGGGATACAATTTCTCACACTCGGCTCTTAGAACAGGTCAACCAATAGATGAAGATAAGTATAAAGAATTTTTACAGAAGTTAAATGGAAGACCACTGTTAATCTGTGATCATATTCAAGGAGAAAGTAGCATTTCTTTAGAAAGTATTGCAGCATTAATACGAAAACACAATCCTGAGTTGGTTGTTTTAGATGGAATTTATTTAGTATCATCGGGAGATGGTAAAAAAGCAATGTGGGAACAATCCCACTCATTGTTTTATGGTATGAAGACTCTTGCTCTTAGTACTAATACTCCTGTATTCGTTTCTACACAAGCTACTAGAGAGGCTGCAAATATGTTTGAGCCACCTAGAGCGGATCAAGTTGCATTTGGAGATGCTTTAATTAGATCTTCAGATGTAGCAATGGCAATGTGTAGAGTTGAGAATGAGGAGAATCAGAGATTAGTCCAATACCAAAAATATAGAGATGGAGTCCTTTCAGTTGATAGTTCTATAATGGATTGGGATGTTGATAAGGGATATATAGAAGAAACAGATGAGGATGTCTGGAATAACAATGAAGACTTTTAAGGAGGATATATGAAAGTTTTAAGCATGATTATGAAATATTACTCTCTCTTTAATAGGTACTCAGATGTAATACCTGAAGTTGTTCAGCTTATAGATACTGCTGCAAAAGCAGTTGAAGATAAGAAGATCAGTAAGGCAGAACAGAGTGCATTAATGAAAGAGTATTGGGACGTAATTAGAAAAATAAAAGAGGCAGCATAATGGTAAACTGGGCACAAATATTACTAGATACAGGAATAGACGTACCTGAAGAATTTGATGAATTTTCTATCAGGTGTCCATTTCATGAAGATGGTGTAGCTTCGTGTTCAATTAACATTGATAAAGGTGTGTGGATCTGCTTCGCAGGATGTGGACAGGGAACCTTAAAAAGTTTCTTAAAAAAATATTTAGATTGCAATGGTGTAGAGCTTGAAAAAATGTTGTTTGATAATCAAATGGATTTTAACATTGACATTTTTGATGATTTACAAGCTACTATTGAACAAAGAGAAGAGTATTTTATGGAAGCTGATACTTCAACTTTTCCAAGTTGGATATTTGAAAGAGGTTTTTCTGAACAAATCTTACGAGAATGGGGATGTGGAACTACTGAATATCAAGATTTAGTGATTCCAATACATAATTTAGAGTCAACTCTTGTAGGATCAGTTACTAGAAGGATAAATGCTATCCCAAAGTATATGTATTCTAAAGGATTGAGAAAATCTGAAGTTATATTTGGAGCATATAAATTAACAGAACCTAAAAAATACATCTGTATAACTGAAGGTTCTCTTGATACAATGTGGTTAACTCAAAATGGGCATCCAAGTGTTGCTATTTTAGGAGCAACTACTTCTAGAAAACAGTTGGACATTTTGAAGTCATTACGAACAGAGGAATTTATCTTATGTTTTGATAATGACG